TCCCAAAGAAACAAGAGCAAGCTTGAATCCAACTGTTGCAGCCGTGGCTAATTTTGCAGCAATAGTTGCCTTATTGAGCGTTCCAACCATTGCAAACAATGAAGCAATTGCACTTTGAATGCCTGCAACCCAAATCTTAATTTGAGCAACATTTAGCACTGCAATAAATCGAACAACTGCAGCAATAGCTTGCACAATTCCTGTTTTTACTAGCAGCTGGAAGCCAGAAGTTAGCAACGCCAATGTAGCAGTGTAAAGTGCGACTCTGCCAACGAATGGAATGCTAATAAAATCAAGAATAAGCTTAGAAGCCGTAATCAATGGACCGATAAAGATGCCCAAGGAAGAACCAAACTCTCCTATTCCCCTCGCCGCACCTTCAATTGAAGGTTTAAGTGATTGAAGTATCTTATAAAATCCCTGAGCCTGAGGGCTCATTAATTTAAAATATTCACCACCTTCTTCCACTTCAAGATTTAACGCCTGAATGGCGTCTGTAGCCGCTTGAATGGTCCCCAAAATCTGTGGACCAAATGCTGAGGCAATAGCATCAACAATAGGCCCAAACTGCTCGTACATTTGCTGCAATGCATTTTGCATCGCGTTCACTTGACCCTGCAAAGTTTGTGATGCCTTTGTGGCGGCGTCACTAAACCTTGTACTCATTAAAGTTGCCACGTTTTCAAGCAGCACCTTCATGCCTTCGCCCTTAAACGCACCATCTTCCATGGCAGCAGTAAATTCTGTCATGCTCATCTTTGCCGCCTCGGCAAACAAAGCAACACTGCCAGGTAGTACATCACCGAGCTGACCTTTAAGCTCTTCGGACATCACTTGGCCTTTGCTAGCCATTTGACCAAATGCATAGAAAACCCTATCCACTTGATCCGCGCTTAAGCCAAATGTTGCAGAAGCTTCCGTAATCCCAGTGAACAAACGCTGAATGGTTTCAGGATCAAAACCAGATGGCTCTAGCGATGCATAAAGGCGAGTAAAACCTTCTCGGGCACTATTGATAGGCACATTTAACTGTGCAACTGCATTCTCAATAAACTTCAACGATGCACCAAACTGCCCGCTCCCTTCGGTGACTGCGTTTAATTGATTCCTAAAAGTCTCAAGTCCTTTTGCTGCGTTAAAAGCTTCTCCTGGCAATGAAGTCAAGAATGCAAGCGCTTTGTATGCCGTACCAAACAGCAACACTTGCTTGACGGCATTGCCAAATTCGGAAGTAAGTTCACTAATTGCACCCGTCAACGGCACGCGGCCTTTTCCTAGGTATTGATTGACACCCTTAAACGCCTCGCTTATTTGAGCACTTCGAGAATCGTCAAATGCAGCCTTGTACGATGGTGCACGATAAGGAACAATAGCTCCTCCAGGCTGACCTTGTGCAAAAGGACGGTAAGGTCCAGCAGCTCCACTTCCACCTGCCCCTAAAATTCCTCCACGTGGACCTTCTGCCATGACAGCAGCGCCACGTAATGCCGAACGCTGATAAGCCTGCGCAATTCGATCTTGGACACTGGACGCATAAGACTGTCCATACAATGATGGGGCGCGACCAACTGCACTAGGAAGCAAGCCTCGCATTGAAGCGCCAGGAAGCGCAGGAAGTGCACGCCTTCCAAGGTCTCTAACTGAAACCTTTCTTACTTGTGCCATCAGCGATTGAACAAAAGCACTCGCTGCGTCTCTTAAAATCTCTTTAAGCTCCACTCCTAATTGAGGAGGCAAAAATCCTTTGCCACCAAAAGCAGTACCAGGAAGACCTCGCGGGCTCGCCCCACCAACCAATAACCTTCCAGTGCCAGATGGTCCAATGCCAGGACCAGGCGGGACTGTTGCAGGGAAGTTAATTCCAGGAAGAGCCCTGCGTTGAGCGGCTTGCTGCCTTAAATACGCAGGATCCACTCCTGCCATGTAGAAAATGGCTCTTGCAATTTGATCTAAAAAGCTTCTGCGGATGGGTTGTCCACCCTGTTGCCTCATTTGGTTTTTAATATTACCAAGCAAACCTTCTGCAACATCTTGATTTAAATCAGCAATTAGCCGATCAATAAGAGGATCTTTCCTAAGTCGAGAAACTCCAGAAATATCTTGTTCCCTTGCAAGTTGCTGAAGTTGTTTGACAGTGTATTCAGACAACGCCTTCCTAAGACGCTCTTCTCGTCCAACTTCTACTGCGCCAGGAACATTCCCTCCAGAAAGTCCCTGTGTGCGCATGTATTCATACAGGCCAGCAGCGCCAGCAGGACCAGCGGCAAAACCACCTTGAATATCGGCTTTAACTTTTACGACAATGCCAGAAAGTTTCTCCTCAATTTCATTCTTAAACGCGGCCACGTCTGCCTTTGAAATGGCAGGCGTAGCAGGTTTAGCTATTGCTTTTACAGATAGAGGTTCTTGCGCGTTTAAATCCTTTTGTAGCGCCTTTAGAGGAGGCGCTACACTAAGCGGCTTAATTACTACCTTCGCGGACAAAGGATCTTGCCGGTTTAAATTCTTTTTCAGCGCTTTTAAAAGGGCCGCCACACTGGGCGGCTTAATCTTGCTTTGAATCTCAAGAGCAGCAAGTTTATCTAGCTTTTCTTTTGCTGCGTCTTTTACGTCCTGAACATCTTTGTTTGTAATACTAGGCTGAATGCTTGCGCCAATGTCAATCTTGCCATTACGCAGCGACTTGTGCTGATTGATGCGACCGCGAATAGCTGCAAGAGTTTTATCAATATCCTTCTTTTGAATTCCGTTTTTGATACTTAGCGGAATTTCAACCTTATCTCGCTTGCTGAGCGCATCTAAGCGCTCCTGCAGATCTTCAAAAGTCTTCTTCGATAAACTTCCTGCAATGTTAAGCTCAATATTGTATTTGCGGCGCTTTATCGCTCTTTGTAAATTATTAAGCTCAGAATCAATAACTCGCCTGTCAAGCTTGATCTTAATAGGCGCAGTAAATTCTGATGCAGCAATGCGGCTAAGCTTTTTAAGCTGTTGACGAAAATATACGAGATCAAAAGCTACGCCAAGCCGAAGTTCCGCCGCCATTACTGCGCTTACAACATTCTTCTCTTAAGTGTAGCTTTAATTTGCTGCCATATTATTCATCATTGCGCATTGATGCGTTTTTAAGCTCTTCCGCCAACATAGACACCACTCTTGTATCCATCTTCCGCGTTTTCATCAAACGCTTCAATACTGCTGCACTTTCTTCTGTAATGCCAGTTTCCTTCTTAAGCCGACGAGTGTCAAATGGTAGAAAGTCATCAGGCGTTACACTCACCTTCTTTCCTCCCAATGCATGAGCGACCATTGTCGCCATCTTCGCAACAGAAACGCTATGCAAGTTGTATTGATTATGATCGTGCCGCTCTAAAAATTTTAAAGCGGCTAACACGTCTTTCACTTTTTGCTTGGAAAAATTTTCTTCAGACCAACGACTTCCCTTTAATGAAGAAGCATTAAGCCTGAAGAAAATTGCGTTCCAGTCAGTGAGGCTTTTTAAAAAGCCCCTAGCCCGCTTCTCTATTCGTTCGGCAACGCTTCCTGCGTTGCCTTCTTCCTCGATTTTTTTGCTTGTGCTGCTTTCACCTCCGAATCTTGCTCATCAGCAATAAACTCCAGCATCTTCGCTTGCAAATCACGTGTCATTGCCTTAGTGTCTTCAATGGTCCAGTCATTCAAGGGCTGCCATTCTTCACCAATAAGTCCTTCACCGCGACAACGCAAAAAAGCAGTGATTAGCTTTGCATTACCGTATTCAGCAGAGCCTCCCGATGTGATCATCGAAAGAGTTTCTTCCGTATACTCCGACAGCAATTCGCTTTCAGAAAAACCAGCACCACCTTGAAGCATCTCAAATGCTTCATCCAAAGCAATGTCTTTCGCTGCTGCAATTTTCTTTGCTAATTGCACAGCCTTAATCGTATTTTGACTTTGCGCTTTTGAAATCTCTTCTTGCTCAATGCTTTCCGCCACCAACCATCCACCATGACGCTGCAGTCGCAATACAGGCGTCAGTTCAAAATATTCTGCCTCTTTAGAGGCCAACAGGAAGCTGTACTTGCTCATAATTTAAAATTGCCAACGGCACGTTAAATGCTTTCAGACGTTCGCCTTTGGTTCTTACGTCTTCCGGGAGTTCAATTAAGAACGAATGGTGTTCGTTTGAAATTCTAATGGTGGTTTCAGAGAAAGAAATCACGCACAAAATACCAGCTTCTAACGTGGGACCATCAATAGATGCATTAATAACATGCACCTCTCCATTGGCACTTTTTAGATAGTCGATGGGAGGATTAACCATTTAGTTTGCTTTCAATTTTGCTCATCAAGTCTCTTTTTACATTACTGGTTTCAAATAAATATTCAGACGCCATCTCATCCGTCCACCTGCGAGGTTCTCTTGAATACGGCCCCTGTCCTTCATGAACAAACCACGCATATTCTTCTCCGCTACCATTTTTGGCGTCCCAATGCCAATCAGCCCTTGCGCCATTTACTTCTGAGCGGTATTCATAGGATTCCACCCCGCTTTCATAAAGCGCTTCTGTATCCAAAATATCTCGTGGATTGCCAACCACTTCTCCATTTTTTCTGGTGGTAGACTCTCCCTCGTATTTGTATTTTTTCTCAAAACGCTCCCTCCAATAAGTATTATTAACATCTT